ATGGCAGGAAACAACAGCACGGTCGTTGCAAGGATCGGCCTTGACGACAGCGGCTTTCAGGAAGGCGTCAGTAAGATACAGCGAAGCCTTAAAGTGGTCCAGAGCGAGTTTGCAGCCGCAAGCTCTAAGCTCGGGGACTTCGGAAAGTCCACGGATGGATTGAAACTCAAGGCAGACAGCTTAAGCCGCCAGGTCGACCTTCAAAAGGACAAAGTGGCCGCCCTCACCCGCAGCTACCAGGAAAGCGTCGAGAAAAAAGGCGCCGATGCCAAAGCCACGGAAAACCTGAAGATCAAGCTAAACTACGCCAATGCTGAACTTGGCAAGATGCAGCAGGAACTCAAGGCTACAACGGAAGAACTGAAAACTAAGAGTTCCGCCTGGTACACCCTCTCTGAGAGCATGGATAAAGCTGGGTCAAAGATGAAGGCTGTAGGCGATAAAATATCCTCAGCCGGCAAGACCCTCTCCACAGCGGTTACCCTCCCGCTTCTTGGGATCGGCACGGCGGCAACCAAAATGGCCATGGATGCCGTGGAGTCGGAGAACCTCTTCGAGGTTGCAATGGGCGGTGTGGCTGACGATGCAAGGAAATGGTCGGAGGAAACCTCCAAGGCCCTCGGACTAAACGCCTACAACGTTAGAAACAATATGGCCACCTACAATTCCATGCTGACTTCCATGGGGCTTGCTACGGATGAATCCCTGGAGATGTCTCAAGGGCTGACACAGCTTTCCTATGACATGGCTTCCTTCTACAACCTTAATCCCGAGGAAGCCTTCAACAAGCTGAAGTCCGGTATCTCCGGGGAGGCGGAGCCGCTTAAGGCGCTGGGCATCCTGGTCAACGACACCACCGTCAAAACCTATGCCTACACCCACGGCATCGCAAAGCAAGGCGAGCAGCTGACTGAAGCCCAGAAGGTTCAGGCACGTTACGGCGCGATCATGGAAGCGACGAAAAACGCCCAGGGTGACCTGGCAAGGACCATGGACAGCCCCACCAATAAGATCAGGGCAATGAAGGAACAAGCACAGCAAATCGGCATCCAGTTCGGACAGATCCTGATCCCCATCCTGGAGAAGCTGATAGCAACCATCAAACCCCTGATGGATCGGTTCCAGGGTCTTTCCAAGGAACAGCAGGAAATGATCGTGAAGATCGCCTTGATTGCCGCTGCTGTAGGCCCTGTCCTGCTGGTGGTCGGCAAGGTCATCTCTGTTGTGGGTACGCTCACCACCACTTTCGGAGCGATTTCCGGGGCCATGGCTGCCGCAGGCGGCGCATCCGGAGCAGTCGGTGCGGCCATAGCTGCTATCACCGGACCCATTGGCATCGCGGTTGCCGCTGTTGCTGGGTTCATCGCGATATTCGTACTGCTTTTCCGCAACAACGAAAACTTCAGGAACAGCGTCATCACCATCTGGAACCAGGTCAAGGCCGTCATGGCCGGCGTATTTGAAGCCATCCGCACATTGATTGCCGCCTTCGTTCAGGTGGCGAGCGCCATATGGAATAAATACGGGAACGACATCGTGGCTGTCATAACAGCCGCCTTCAACGTCATCTCCTCCGTGGTAACCACAGCCCTTAACGTGATCAAGGGCATCATCCAGGTCGTGACGAGCCTGATAAAAGGCGACTGGCAGGGCGTGTGGGAAGGCATCAAGAATGTGACCTCCAGCCTTTGGAACGGTATCCAAAGCATCATCAGCTCCGTCCTGAATTTCATGAAAAGTCTGGTGTCCACACAGATAAATGTCATCAGGGACACCATGTCCGGTGCATGGAATGCGATCAAGAACGTGACCACCACCATATGGAATGGAATAAAATCTGCCATCGAGACTCCCATCAATGCCGCCCGGAATAGCGTAAAAGGAGCAATTGACGCTATTGCCGGCTTCTTCAGGAACTTGAAGATCCCTGAGATAAAGATTCCTCACATCAAGCTTCCCCATTTTGAGATCACAGGCAAGTTCAGTTTGAACCCTCCGCAGATCCCTAAGCTCGGGGTCAACTGGTATGCATCGGGCGGAATATTCTCAAGCCCCAGCGTGATCGGTGTTGGTGAAGCAGGCGCTGAAGCCGTGGTCCCCATCGAAAAGCTGGATGAGATAATGGCAAAAGCCATGCTCAAGGTTGGCATGAGTACCCCCTCAAAAGTTTCGGATACTGGGGTTCAAAACGGCAATGTAACGAACAACTACGACATAACGATCAATAATCCGAAGCCGGAAGCGGCGTCTGACAGCACTCGCAGGGTCCTGCTCAGGCAGTCCTACGGACTGGGATAACGGGAGGTGAATTAGGATTTGAACGGACAGACATGGCAATTCAACGGCGTGAGCTTGAATACGAAGGCGTGGTCGGTGATAGAAGTTCCTGAAGGTCTGGGAACTCCTGGGCTTAGGGGCAACAACATCCAGGTGCCTTTCCAAAACGGGAAGAGATGGATCAAAAAGCGGTATGAGGAAAGGATCGTCATGCTCCCCATGTGGGTACGAGGCTTGGATTCCCTGACAGGAAAGCTTCCGAGCGGAAAGAGCAAGAATGACGTCCTTTATGAAAATATTGACTACCTCAGCAGCGTATTCGGGAAGCAGGGGCAATACGTATTGAAACGAATCCTCCCCGACGGGACTGTCCGGGAAGCAATTGCCGAGGTGTACCGCCCCGTTACTTTCGGCAAGACACAAACCGGCTATGCCAAGTTCGCTGTAGAGTTCATGCTTTCGGATCCTTTCTTCTACGCCCCGCTGCCCACTGTTGAAACAAAGTCTGTGTTATCCCTTACGCAGGAATGGAGCCACGAGAATCCTGGGACAGCGCCTGTCACCGATGCGGTTATTACACTGACTGGCCCTATGGAATCGCCGAAACTCGAATTCCTTGATACCGATGTTTGGCTCCAATACCAAGGCACCATCACATCCGGCGAGAGCGTCGTCATCAGCACCGGGGACTTTAAATGCACCAAGGGCATCACCAACATGCTCTCCGCCATCAGGCATGGCGGGGATGCCTACTGGCTGCTTCTTAACAGCGGCTACAACCAATTGAGAATCACAAACGGAGTGCCAGGCGGCAGCATCAAGCTGGAATATTACCCGGCATTCTTCTAGGAGGTGAAGTAAATGTATGCAGAAGTAGCGGAACATCGGATGCCTTATGACATCGATGGAACAGAAGTAGGTTTCCGAAGCATGTCCGACTTGAGCACCATCAGCCAAATCATCGGAAACGGGATAGCTTCATGGCTCGACAGTACAGCAAAAGGCAACTTAAACAAGGAAAACAGATCCCAGTCCTGGCGGGTTGGGGACTACAGATTAGGCAGTGTCTTCTGGTTTTTCTTCCCGGAATTAAGGGAAGTTAATAAAATCGGGTTCCATTGGAGTTCCACGACTGTATGTACTTTTGTCAGCCATACCATTCAAGGCTCTGCTGACACGACGAATGGTGTGGACGGCACCTGGGAGACCGGGGTCTATACGATTCCTGCCGCTAATACGGATATGGACCACTGGAGGAACAAGATCTTCACCCTTTCCTTCTCCGGTCCGGTCAAAGCCATACGAATCGGGTTCCGTGAGACTTCCCCGCAGTTTGAGGATCTATATCTTTGCGGGGTCCATATATACGGCAGAAAAGCTGTAGGTGAACAGCCAGACGACATTGTCATGACTGATGCCTCAGGGGTAGACCTTACCTCACTCATCGACTTTGGCGACCAACCTGAAGGAACCACCGAGATCCAAAGCTTCAAAATCAGGAACGCCAGCAATGCAAAGATTGCCAACAATGTGAACATCCAGCTGAACCACGAGGACTTTACCATATCCTTCAGCCAGGATGGACCATGGCAAAGTGTACTAGACATTTCTTCCATCGGCCCTGGCTCATTATCCAGCACGATTTTTGTCCGAAACCTTCTGGGGCCACCGCTCCTTACCCTAGGACCAAAGGCGGCAAGGGCTATTGTGACTGTCGGCAGCTGGACATAATGGGAGGTGATTAGATGGGGCTGCCTAGCTTAAATCTGGTCAAGCCTTCCGACCTTGCATCTCTGAGTGCGACCATTTGCGCCTTTGAAGTAACTTATAGCGACAATGTTAATCAGCTGGTCGCCTCATCGCTAAAGGTTGAGGTGGACACCATCGACACATTCGACAGTGCGTCCAAAATAACTAGTGAATCCATAAACGTGAGCCATAACTCCACTTATCGGATGGCTGTGATTCTGTCAGAAGGTACGTGGTACTGGAGGGTCACGGCCACCAATACATCCGGCACTACTGTTTCACCGGTCCGTTCCTTGAGCGTTAGCCAAGTCCTGAAGCGCTCCCTTTCATTTTATGAGAGCATCGAAAAGCTTGGTGTGTGGACAAACAAGAGGATTCTTGGTTTCTACGAAAATATTGCGAAGCTGAGTCAGTGGCCAAGGAAACGGACAATGGCTCTTTATGAGAATGTTGCCAAAGCCGACATCTGGACGAACCGACGTGTGCTTTACGACTACGAGAACATCACAAGCGACCCTCCGTTTCCTTTCATTGAAAGACTATCGACCACAAGGGCTTCTGAAGGCTCGGTTGTCACCATCTACGGGAACGGATTCGGCTACAAAGCTGAAGCGGACCCGCTTAATGCGGACAGGTATCTGCGCGGCTATGGCGGGCATGTCTTTCTTGGCACCCACCTTTGCAACATCATCTCCTGGAACTGGAACACGATCGTTTTCCAGATTCCCCAGGAGTCAGAAAGCGGCGCAGTCAAGGTTGCACTCACAGAACCGAATCCTCCCGGCGTTCGCTACAGTAATGTCATCGGCATTGAAGTCTATGACGCGGAGCCTGCCGATGATATCGGTATCGAGCTTTTCGTTTGCGACAAGAACAATCCCAACAGCATCCTTTGTCAGCTCAGCGGTGCAAAGAGCAAGTCATTCCAGGTGCTCCTGAACAACCCCGGCAGCGGTAAATTTGCCATCAGCAGGTTTGATGACAAAGGCGGAAGCCGGGATTATGTGACCGACCAGAACTTTATCCTGTGCCGGCTTGACGGCATTGACATCTTCAAATGGATCATCGAATCAAGAAGGCCTTCCTATGTGGATGAGGGCGAGCAGCAGATGATCGAGGTAAGCGGCAGGGGCGTCCTCTCCCTCCTTGACAGAGGCGTCGTGTATCCAGAAGGAATGCCGCATCCTACCACGCTGGAAAGGACCTTTGCCGACGCACATGGTGGCGCGATTTTACGCCAGCTTCTCCTGGAAGCCCAACAAAGGGGCTGCCTTACCGGTGTATCCATAGACTGGACTGCCGATGCGGACACATTGGGAAATCCATTCGAGGACTCCACGACCTTGTCCTTCCATGCAGGCACTCCGCTCTCCCAGGTGGCAACGAAACTCAGCGAAGGCATGGGGCTTTTCGATATCGAGATGACCCCAACCCTGCACTTGAAGCTGTATAAAGCAAAAGGTGCGGACAAATATGACACTGTCAAATACAGGCCGGGTCAGGCAATCGTCAAGCACCAGAACCAGAGCGACAGCACAAACATGACCAATGCCCTCCTGGTCGAAGGCGAACGCGGAAGCCTCATCGAGACGGCACATCCGACAAGTCAGACGGACTGGGGCAGGCGCGAAGGATACCTCCAGGCGAGGAACATCCCAAGCGACTGGGCAAAGCTCCAAGACTATGGTCAGCTGTTTCTTCGAGGGGCAGCACAGGTCAGCTGGGGTATCCAGGGAACCGTCATCAAATTCATAGACTCTGAGGGCATCAAGCTCAAGCCCTTTGAAACATTCATGATGGGCGACTGGATCGGCTGGTACATTCCTCCGGAAGGAAGCGATACAGAGGGCTTTGATGGGAAAGTCAGGGTCAAGGGTATCACCTGCGAAGAGGATGAGTCGGGTGCATTAAGCTATGTCCTGGAGTTAAACAACATCATGCTTGAGTATGAGATCCGGATGAACCAGCTGGTTGAACGGATGTCGATGTTCACCCAGAACAGCTCCCTATCAACACCTTCGACCGAAAGCCCTGCCGGGGTTAGCCACAACCATACCCACGGCTCACTGCAAAGCATGGGAGCAGACGACCATCCCCAGTACTATAACGAGGAAAGGCATGCTTCTGACTTGCATACAGCCATCCCAAGGGTCTCAAGCATCAAGAGGACCGGTGGGAACGCCCTGGTCGGAGACGTTACCTTAGCAGCTGGCACCAACGTATCCATCGCTCAAAACGATGAACAAAAGACGATCACCATATCTTCAGCAGACGGCAGTGGCACAAGCTACGCGAATCCACTCGACGCACCGCCAGCAAACCCGCACTCTAAGGACGACGAGTTCGATGATACCGTGATGGATGCGAAATGGTCATGGGTCAATCAAGGGACAGCAACATGGACGGAGAACGGCCGTTTTGGAGCGATTGACATTCTGTCAGGCAGCGACCACACAAGGCTTCTCGTCCAGGCAGCCCCTTCAGGCGATTTTACTGCAACAGCCAAGATCTTGATCAGCGGGCCAAGGCTGAACTATTTCAACTTCGGAATCTGCCTATACAACAGCGCCAACAGCAGGAGGATTATCTTCGGCAAATGTTGCAGGGACAGTTACTCCGGTATGCAGGCAATCAAATTCACATCAAACACCTCTTACTCTAGCGATGCCTACCTGAACGGCGGATGGGACTCCAGCTTCATATATGTGAGAATCCGCAAGGTTGGAAGCTCATACTTTCTGGACATGTCTATCGACGGGGATTTCTGGTGGCAGATATTCACGGAAACCATCTCGAACTTCCTGTCGGCCATCAGCCATGTTGGAGTCGGATATTTCCGGAACAACTCCAACGGCCTGACCTACAAGGGAAGGTGCGACTGGTTCAGGATCACGGAACCTTAAAAACAAATAGTACTGATACGGGAGGGTCCTTCAGGGTCTTCCTGTTTTTTATGAAGGAGGAACCTAATGAAAGACATCATCAACACAACTCAAATCGTCATTGCCGCAGTCGGCGGCTACATCGGCTACTTTCTGGGCGGATGGGACGGCTTCATGTACGCTCTTGTAGCTTTTGTCGTCATCGACTACATCACCGGAATCATGGTGGCAGTCCTTGAAAAGCGCCTCTCAAGCGAGGTGGGATTCAGGGGCATTTTCAAGAAGGTGCTCATCTTCTCGCTTGTGGCCGTAGGACATATCATCGACTCCAAGCTGATCCAGAACGGGAGCGCCATCAGGACCGCAGTCATCTTCTTTTACCTGTCCAATGAAGGTATCAGCATCCTGGAGAATACAGCCAAAATCGGCCTTCCTATCCCGGAAAAGCTCAGGGCGGTATTGGAGCAGCTCAACAAGGAGGATTCAAAATGAACCTAAGAAAACTTATCCTAACTGAAAACGCATGCTATAAGGCTGGTGGAAAGATTGTTCCGAAGGGCATCATGGTCCATTCTACCGGGGCCAACAATCCCTACTTGAAGCGCTATGTCGGGCCCGACGACGGACTGCTTGGAAAGAACCTTTATGGAAACCACTGGAATAAGGACAAGCCGGACGGACGTAGCGTCTGCGTCCATGCCTTCATCGGCAAACTCTCTGACGGCACGATTGCCACATATCAAACCTTACCTTGGAACCACCGGGGATGGCATGCAGGAGCATCGGCCAATGACACCCATATCGGCTTCGAGATCTGCGAAGACAACCTAATCAACCCTTCCTACTTTGCGACAATTTATAAGGAAGCTACAGAGCTTTGCGCCTTTCTATGTAAGCAGTACAACCTTACCGAGAAGGACATCATCTGCCACAGCGAGGGCTACAAGCTTGGCATCGCCAGCAACCACAGCGACGTAATGCACTGGTTCCCAAAGCACGGAAAAAGCATGGACTCCTTTCGTACCGAGGTCGGCAGGCTCCTCAAGATTCAGGCTACCGAACAAGCCACAAATGATGAACCGAAAAGGCTTTACAGAGTCCAGGTCGGAGCCTACAGCGTCAAAGCCAATGCCGAAGCAATGCTTGCCAAGGTCAAGGCTGCCGGCTTCAAGGATGCCTTCATAAAAACTGAATAAGTCAGCTCATGTTAAGCGATAGCCTCTCTTCTGTCTTTTGACGGTTGAGGGGCTTTTTTTAATTCGAACCGGGATGGCGGGTACTCAAACAACCGCCTTCTGTCCTTTGGATGGTGAGGGACTAATCCTCGTTTTTCAAAGGAGGAAATCTTATGAACCAACTACAGAAAGATGCGATTCAGAAACTACGTACAGATGGATTTAGCTATTACCAAATAGCAAGTTCATTAGGCATCTCAGAAAACACCGTAAAGTCATACTGTCGTAGAAATAACTTAGGTGGCAAGGCAATAGCTGGCAAGGTAGATGTACGTGATGATTATTGTCTTCAATGTGGCACCACATTAAAGCAAAATCCAGGGAAGAAAATAAAAAAATTCTGTTCTGATAATTGCCGCATGGCATGGTGGAAAGATCACCCAGAGGTCATGAGGCATAGGAGTATCCGCCAGTTCACCTGTAAGACTTGTGGACAAAGCTTTGAAGGCTTCGGGAAACGGGAACGGAAGTTTTGTTCTCGTGCTTGCTATGGAAAGTCAAAGGCGGTGCGGCATGAAAAAGGATAAGGCGATCATTCATTACCGCGTGGCCGTGCAGGTGTATAAAAAATGGCTTAACGAAGGGGTCATCACAGAAGTAGAATTTTTGAAGATTGAAGCGCTTGTTGCAGACAAATACGGCCTTTCAAAAGGCAGCATATATCGCTGAAAGTCCTTGCTATAAGTGGCTTTTAGAGTGATATATGTAATTGCGGAAGGAGGTTTATTTTTGAAAAAGAAGGTAATCAAAAAAGAAAGAGTAATACCTGAAATGCCATCAATGACTAGTGTGGCGGCATATGCCAGGGTATCGTCGGGTAAAGACGAGATGCTTCATTCCTTGGCGGCACAAGTGAGTTATTACAGCGACTATATCCAAAGACATCCTGGCTGGTTATATGTTGGCGTTTATGCCGACGAAGCTATAACTGGTACAAAGGACAACAGACCAGAATTCATGCGGATGCTCGAGGATTGTCGCCGCGGAAATATTGACCTGGTGCTTACGAAATCCATCTCACGCTTTGCCCGCAACACAGTTGATCTGCTGGAGACGGTAAGAGAACTCAAGAACATCGGCGTTGATGTATTTTTTGAAGAACAAAACATCCATACCATGAGCGGTGATGGTGAGTTGATGCTGACCATTCTCGCAAGCTACGCCCAGGAGGAAAGTCGCTCTGTGAGCGAGAACTGCAAATGGCGCATACGCAAGCAATTTGAGAATGGAGAATTATCAACTCTCAGATTCATGTTTGGCTACCGTGTCATAAAAGGTAAGATTGAAATTGACCCCGACCAGGCTGCTATTGTTCGTATGATTTTTAAGGACTACATTAACGGAATGGGCGGCGATAAAATAGCCCGGAAGCTTAAAACCATGGATATTGAAAAGCCTTTTGGCGGCGAGTGGAGAAACCCACGGGTCATCGAGATTATTAAAAATGAGAAGTATACCGGTAACGCTTTGCTTCAGAAAAAGTATGTTGTTGACCATCTGACAAAGAAACTTATTGCAAACAAAGGTCAATTACAGAAGTATTACGCAGAAGATACCCATCCGGCAATTATCGATCAGGAAACTTATGATAAGGCGCAAGCCATTTTAACAAAGCGTAGTATGGAATGTAGAAATAAGCGCGGTTCAACCAATCGATATCCGTTTAGTGGAATGATTCGGTGCGAGGTCTGCGGGAAAAAATATAAACGTAAAGATCGCAAAGGCAAAGTAGCCTGGTATTGCACTTCTTTTCTTGAGGAGGGCAAATCGGCTTGTCCCTCAAAGCAGATACCGGAAGCGATGCTGTATTCACTTAGTAATGAGGTTCTGGGTGTCGACGAATTTGATACAGAGACATTCAAAAGAAATGTTGTGGAAATCTTAGTTCCTGAGCCTAGAAAGGTGAGATTTTTACTGAACAATGGTCAAGAGATCGAAAAGGAATGGCAGCATACCTCTCGCCGAGAAAGCTGGACTGAGGAGATGCGTGAAGCTGCTCGTAAACGTTCAAAAGGAGGTGGCAAAGATGGCATCAAAGATTAGAGTAATACCTGCCACCCTTCAAAGAACCTCAGCACAAAGCAGCAACCCCTCTGTAAAAAGAAGGACTGCTGCATATGCCCGAGTTTCCACTGACAGCGAGGAGCAGCTTACATCCTATGAGGCACAGGTTGACTATTACACCAAGTACATCAAAGAACGTGCTGATTGGGAGTTCGTTGGAATCTACACAGATGAAGGAATCAGTGCTGTGAATACTAAAAAGCGTGATGGATTCAACAGAATGGTAGCCGACGCGCTAGCGGGTAAGATAGACCTAATAGTAACCAAGTCCGTCAGCCGATTTGCAAGAAACACTGTGGACAGCCTTTCCACGGTTCGAAAGCTTAAAGAAAAAGGCGTAGAAGTGTTCTTTGAGAAGGAGAATATCTACACTTTTGATGGTAAGGGAGAGCTGCTTATCACGATTATGAGTTCATTGGCGCAGGAAGAAAGCAGGTCGATTTCAGAAAACGTCACCTGGGGTCAGCGAAAGCGATTTGCCGATGGCAAGGTCAACATGCCATACAAGCGATTCCTAGGCTACGAAAAGGGAGAAGATGGCTCCCCTAAAATCATAGAAAGCGAAGCGGAAATTGTCCGCATGATATACAGCTTGTTCATGGAGGGTAAAACTACCTCGGCAATTACGCGACACCTGGCTGAAAGAGGTATCCTTTCTCCTGGAGGCAAGAAAAAGTGGCAGGTTGCAACAGTAGACTCAATCCTGACAAATGAAAAATATAAGGGCGATGCACTACTGCAGAAGCGCTTCACGGTAGACTTCCTTAGTAAGAAGATGAAGGATAATGAAGGCGAAGTCCCGCAGTATTATGTTCAGAACAGCCATCCAGCCATCATTGAGCCAGATGAGTTTGATGCGGTTCAGGCTGAGATTCAGCGCCGAAAGAAGCTAGGCCGCCCAGCCGCCTGCCAAAGCCCTCTATCAACAAAGCTGGTTTGTGGAGACTGCGGAGGTTTTTATGGATCAAAGGTCTGGGGATCCAATACGAAATACCGAAGGGTGATTTGGCGCTGCAATGACAAGTACAGAGGGGACAGCAAATGCTCGACCCCTCATGTCACCGAAGAGGAGGTTAAGAAAAAATTCCTTGAAGCATTTAATTCACTGCTGGAATATCGGGAAGAGTTGATTAGTAACTGCCGCCTTTCTCAAACCGTTCTTTGCGACTATTCGGACTTGGCTTCTGAACTAGATGACCTGTACCGAGAGTTGGAAGTAGTCGCGGAGCTTTCGCGAAATGCCATATACGAAAATGCCCATATCGCCATAAATCAGAGTGAATGGCAAGAACGCAATAATGGCTATCTGGAAAGGCATCAAAAAGCAACTGAGCGTATTGCTGAACTCGAAGACCGGAAGCGGGAAAAGCAAAGTAAAAACAGAATGCTAGAAAGTTTTATACGAAATCTAGAGTCCTGCGATATCCTTAAGGAATTTGATGAGTGCCTCTGGATTGCAGCGATAGATAAGGTAGTGGTTAACCCTGATGCTGGACTGACGTTTCATTTCAAGGACGGCACCAATTATGCAAAATAG